AAGGTGCAACAGCAGACGGTAACGAAACAACTTTTGCTATTACCGACCCAACAGCAGATAGGACAATTACATTCCCTGATGCTGCAGGAACAGTATTACTTACAGGAAATGCACTAAGTGGTACTAGCTTAACATTAAGTTCAGTTAGTGCAGCAGGTACAGATACAGATAAATTTTTAGTATTAGATAGTTCGGGTAACGTAGATTACAGAACAGGTACTGAAGTATTGTCTGACATTGGTGGTGGTACAGGTGGAATGACTTCATTTCAATTAGAAGATGATAGTGGTGATGAAGTAACAATATCTAATGCTAAAGAAGTAAAGATAATTGGAAGTGGTGTTACTACTAACTGGACTGATACTGACAACGGTACTGATGGAGACCCATACGATTTAACTATTACAGTTGATGCTGCTCAAACAGGTATTACTTCTGTTTATAACGCATCATTAAAATTAGGTAGGGATGCAGACAATCTTGTTGACTTTGCTACTACTGATAACAAAATTATTTTTAGAGTAGAAGGTGTTGATGAAGTTGAGTTAGTACAAAATGCTTTATCTCCAATTACATCTGATGGGGTATCGTTAGGTACTAGCAGTTTAATGTGGTCAGATTTATTTGTAGCTAGTGGTTCTGTTATTAACTTTCATAATGGAGATGTAACATTAACTCATTCATCTAATACTTTAACAGTTGCTGGAGGTACATTAGCTACTGCAGCTTTAACTGCTAGCACTGGTACTTTTTCAGGAATATTAAAAACAGACGATACTACTAATGCTACATCTACTACTGACGGCTCTCTTCAAACAGATGGAGGTTTAAGTGTAGTTCTTGATGCAATATTTGGTGATGACGTTACGTTAATTACAGATAGTGCTGTTCTTAACTTAGGTGTAGGCAGTGATGTAAGCATTACTCATGATGGAACTACTGGTGGAACTATTACAGGAACCCCTATGGTATACGAATCAAAAGGTGCTGCTGCTCTTGCTAATAATACTCATGCTGGAATTGTTTTAGAATTTTTAGCAGGAGAATCTCTTGCTGTAGGCGATTGGGTTTATATGAGTACAGTTGATGGCAGAGTTAGTAAAGCAGATGCAAATGATACTGGTGATGGTGGGCATTATCCTGCTATTGGAGTAGCTGTATCAGCACAAGGTTCAGCAGGTAGTGCTGTAAAAATATTAACTCATGGCGTTTACAATGATTCAGATGGATTTGGTGGGGATTTAACAGAAGGCAACGTATTATTTTTATCTGAAACAGCAGGAGGAGTTACAGCAACTGCTCCTAGTGATGATGGAGATATGGTACAAGTATGTGGAATAGCAGTTGGACCTAGAGATGTATTTGTTAATCCTAGCTTAGACGTAATAGAGCATGACTAATGGCTAACGAAATAAAAAAAGTTAATACTATTGAAATAACAGATATTAAAAAAGTTAACACAATAACTGATGACAATCTTAAAAAGTTAAACACGCTTGAATTTACAGGTCTTGCTTCTACTTTCTATGGCACTACAGCAGTAATTGCAATGGGTGCTACTCGTACAGAAAGTATGTCAAATAGGATGGAACATAGAACTATAGGTAGCAGTTCTGACGCAGCAGATTTTGGTGATTTACAAAGTGGAAGAAAAGATGGATTGGGTGCTGGTTCAAATATAAGTAGAGGTATATTCGCAGGAGGATTAACTTTAGCTGACACTAGTATTGTATATGGAACTACTGATACAGATTATATTACTGTTGGAAGTGCAGCAAATGCACAAGATTTTGGAAATTTAGATGCTGTAAAAGCATATGGTGCAAGAGGTGGTAGCAGTAATGGTACTTTGTTGTTTTCAGCAGGTGGGGGACAATTTATATCAGGAAGTACTTATTATGACACTATGGAATATTTTACTATTGCATCTTCACCTCATGATGGTACAGATGGTGGTAAAGATTTAGCTGGTGACGGCAATGCTAGAACTCAATTTGCAGGAACAGATGGATTAACTAAAGGTTTAATTGCAGGTGGAAAAGATGCTAGCTTTGCGTCAGTAAATACAATTCAGGAATTTACTTTTTCTACATCTGCAAATACAGAAGATTTTGGTGATTTAAGTCAGGTAGCTTTTGAATGTTCAGCAGTTGAAGATTTAACAAGGGCAGTTTTTCAAATTGGATTTGGGAATAACGGCTCAGCAGATACTGTAGTTGTTGATACTGAATATGTAGATATTGCATCCGATACAAATGCTAGTGACCATGGAGATTTAACTTCAGCTAGGCAACGAGTATCAGGAGCATCTAATGGAGTTCTTGGTGAGTTTTATGGAGGTCAACCTCAAGGTGCAGCACCTAACGAAGAGATTATAGAAAAAATTACTATTCAATCTGCAGGAACTGCTTCTGCTGACACAAACGCCGGTTTTAGTGTAGGTGATATTTCAGGGCAGTGTGAGGGTGGTTCAGCACTATCAGGAACATAAAAGGAATATAACATGAAAGAGTTAGCACAAATACAAACATCAATAACAGGCATGGAAACCATGACACCTGACAAAATTCAGAAAATTTCTGAACGCATGGTTGAAATGGAACGTGCTAACAATTCTTTGGGTCGTAGAAATACACAAACTACTAACCAGTTAATGACTCTTACTATGCTTACTGATAGTCCTTATAGAAGATTGCGACAATGTTTAATTCAAATACACAAAAAACAAGACGCATTAAAAGGAACATTTTTTAAACATCAAAAATTAGATTTACAAATTAAAGAATGGGAACAGGAAGATACAGAACTTTCTCGTATAAGTATTGCAGAAGCTAAAATGGGTTTAGAAAGTTCTAAGGTTTACATAGAAGGTGCGTTAAAAGAAATTGCTGTTTTTCAAGATGCATACGAAGAAATTAGAAAGAACAATAACATTCCAGTTTTATGGGATGAACAAGATGCAGAGTTAGATGAGATAAAACATCACATCAGGCAAGCCTTTAGGCAATCTCACAGAGACATGGTGCTTACAGGAAGTATTACTCAGGGTAATGCTGAGTACTTGGAGCAGTACGGCATACACCTACAGACTGCTCGTAATTATATTGCACAATATATGGTTCAATGCGAAGAGTTAATTGCAGAAAAAGCATACCCATCTATAGACCATTTGTATGAGTTCTTAGATAAGTGTGTGGAAACATTTGGAGAAGAGTACATTAAAACAATGCACCATATTGGTATTACTGAATTAGTAAGAAGTGAATGGTTGTTTAAAAATAATGTGAATAAATAATATGGCAATAGTTAAATATACATTTGTAAATAGAAGTGTTCCTGCAGGGTTAACCCACCATGGATATTTTCATCATACTAGTGATGAAACATGGATTGGAGTAGGTAATGCAGGTGGAACTGATTCAGCTAATAAAACTGAATTATCAATAACTGAATTAAAAGCCTATGCAAAAACCATAACTACTATGCGTCATATTACTTTTTCAGAATCTTCTATTTTAGAAGCTGCAGCTAATAACTCAATTACTAATAGAGCATTTACAGATGCAGAAATAGACACCATGGTAGATGAATGGTGTACAGAAGTGGGTATTTCGTAATTAATTAAAACCATAGGAGGTCGCAATGGTTTGCTTATTAAAATGTAAGTATGATTATATAGAAGAGTATTCAGAGTGTTTACCTGAGTTACTAGAATTAGCTAATGCTTTAAAAGCAACAGTTAAAGATGGTAAGATTTCCAAAACAGATAAGTCTACGGGCTTAAGCAAGTATTGGAAAGTTGTTAAAGCCATAGAAAAGGCAGACAAAAAATGAAGTCTAGATTAGATAGAGTTTTATTTAAACTACTTGGTAAAGACGTTACGTTTCCTCCTGAAAATTTTAAAGCCCCAAAGTTTTTAAAAATAATTACTAAAATAGTAAGTTACATATTTACTATTTCTCTTTTGTTATTGGGTGCTGTTGGACTAGTATCAGCTTACTTGAATCCATTTACTTATCTTTTACCTTATGTAAATAATTGTTACTCGTATCTAGGAGTTACAAGTTGTGGGGCAGAAACTTCTTTACTACAGTTAGAAACTTTATCTACAACTTTGTACAACAATATGTTGTATACGTTAGTTGGTTCTGTAGCTATGTTAGTGATAGGTCTACTACAGCCTGAAGCTAGAAGAACTTACTTTTCTCTACCAAGAAAAACCATGCAAGCATACAGAGCAATGGTTACTGCTAGAGATTGGTTGATAGCAAAGATTGAATACTTGAACAGTGAAAGTGGTAAATGGAAAACCACCTTCAACGTAATGAAGTCACCTTATTCTTTACTTACAAAGATGGGGTTCAGCCCACAGATGGCTATTAGTTTCCTTGCAGTAGGTGGTGTAGCAACTACTAGTGTTGCTGTAAACGAAACTGTGTTTGCTGATAAATCTTTCTTTCGTGGAGATGCAGGCGTTTATTCTGCCCCACGAGATATACCTCTTGCTGTAACAGCTAAGAATGTTACAGAGGAAATAGAGAAAGTATTAAAGACTGAGCAAAATACGTTAGCCATTACTCTTAGTGCAGTTCCCGTTAGAGAAATAAAGATTGAGAATGTTTCTGTAGGGGAAATCTACAAAGGTAGTGCAGGAACAGATGCAGGCAATTCATCAGTTATTCCATCTACTTGTGATGCAAACAATCCTGCTAAAACAGGCACAGCTAAATGCCCTGCGATATTAGTATCAGGTATCCCTGCAAATGGAGATGTAAACCCTGCAATCGTAGCTACTAGATTACGAATAGCAGAAATGAATTTATCTCGTAGTAGGTGTAAGGAAATTATATTTGAAGATGTAGACGCTCATACTATAGATGTTAGTTACAACACAGCTGATGGTATTTCTATATACCAACAGGCAGGAACTGCACCTCGTAGGAATGCAATGGGTGGTCATCATCAAGCAGAAAATATGACCACATCAGGTGGGACTTATGACCGACTACTTATCATAGCTAACTCATCAGGAGTTAATGGAGAGATAGGTAAGCTAGACCTATCCAACATTTACAGTAAGGGTGGCATATGCCTTTTTAAAAACCTAGACATTGGAACTTTAACTATTACTGAAAATGAAGCAGGTGATGACAACACTCTTAGCACTAAAGAATTTCAAATAAAGAACACAGTATTAGGTGCTAACTGGTCAGTTGTTGATAACGTAGAAATTAATATGATTGAACCAACAATCGAAGTAGCAAACCCATAGGAGTTTTAATTGGAAAAGTATATTGGGAAAATACGACCACAAATATTTTTAGCGTTAATTACTCTTGCAGTAATAGCTATATTAGGAATCCAAAATGGTTTAACTGAAATAGCTGTTGGCTGTATTGCAGGTATTATAGCGTTAGCAAAAGATGTATTGCAGTCAGATTCTAATGGCAAAGATGGTGGAGCAGGTTAATAATCTACGTAACCTGATGCAGTCCATCTCATTAACTTGCCATTTATTTCTGTAACCCATTCTCCTAGTTCGCCTTTACTACCACCGTAGTATTTTCTAGCGTGTCCTTCAGCAATTAATATATCGTTGAATGTTATTTCAGAACCGTTTGCATAAATAGAACCAAGTATTCTGCCGAACTTTCCCTTACCTTCCTTTGAAGTCTTTAATATAATATTGCCCTTGTGTTGCTTGCACAGGGCTTTAAGTCTTTCTTTGGCTAGTAGACCTAGCTTCTTTTCGGCTTTATTGCGTGTGCGACTCTCAGGGGTGTCTATGCCCATAAGTCTTATACGGTCTTTAACAAAAATGTCAAAGCCTAAGTCAACGTCAGCGTCAACAGTATCCCCATCAACAACTCTAGTAACTTTTACTTTATATTCGTACATCTTTTATCTCCCACGGTATTTCTTTAATGGCTTTGTTCCAATATGATGTTTCTAAATCCATCCCCCAACCTTGAGGGAAGCTATCTTCTTCAGTTATTTCTACTACTTCTATTGTAGTTTTGTTTTCAGTAACATCATTACCTGATTGATAGTACAAACTATAGGACAAGTGTTGAGCAGAGTCATCTACAAGAACTCCAGCTTCTACCAGCCCATCAATGCTCCCTTTCATAGCAGACAATAAATTATCTACATCACGTTTGCGTTTATCTTTTGCATACCAAGTTATAGTTATGTGTGCTTTATCAAAGGGAGTTTTGGGTCTACCTTGTTCCAGTACATAGGCAATCATCTCTTCTCGTTGCTCTCTACGTACCTTTGACCTAGTAAAGTAATGCGAATTTGCATTCGGATTAGCTTCACGTGGTGGTAGGTGTGGCAGTTCTATAAACAATCTGCACACTTCATACATCTAACAACTACATTGTCAGGACAACTACCGTCATCAAAGATACAGCCTTCATAGTCATATAAATTGCGTAATATCTTTTCTAGGTCATCCCACTTCTGTAATTGCATCTGCATTATTTCTTCTAATGTTTTACCATTCTTAACTTTCTTGTCAGAGAAACCTTCATCACTCCAGTAGATAGGGTCAACTGCACTAAACCAATCCATGCCTTTACGCAGTCGGTCTTTTAGTTCCTCTATCTTATCTGTTAAGTCAGGCTTGTTATTCTCCATAGCTACTAAAATTTCTTCTCTATTAAGTTTTATCTCATTAACTATATCTTCATGTCCTTTCGGACCACGTACACGCAACTTCTCCCCATCAACCTGAATGTTAAACCCTACTTGTTTAGCACGTTCCAGTAATTCAGCTATGTTAGAACTCGACATCTATATCCTCCATTGGTCGCATTGCTGTTGCCTTCAATAATACCATATCACCGTCTGTCAACAGAACAGATGAGTTACCTATCATGTTCTTCAGTGCAGGTGCTGATACCTCTTCTTCTTTTAAAGTAGACACTCTAGTTTTTAGTTCTTCTATATGTATCTCTTTTGTACCGTTAGTAGGGTCAGGCTCAACAGCCCTCACTATTTCTTCTGCTAGTTGAAGTACCCCTACTTTCTGCAGTAGCTTCCCATCCATATCAGGTAAAGCAGTCTGTTCAAATACAACTTTATCAACCATAGTTTCGTACTCACCCTCTGACCCATTCCAAACATCTTTCTCAGTAAACGTAATAGTAAATCCTTTTAATGATTGGAACTTACTGTCATTAGCTTTACGGTGATAGAACACAACCTCAATGTTATCTGATTCGTTGTTTTGCACTTTACTTATTTCGTATACATTACGTGCTCTAGCATATTTAAAGGCACTTCCATATATCTCGAACTTGCCACTCCTCTCTCCTGCCTTGTTAGCGTGGTCTATGAGCAAGGAGGTTACATTCAATGCACGTAATGCAAAGAAGAAACTTTCTACTGATTCTGAGTCTATGCTTTTTCCACCTAATGCAGGATTAAGACTGTCAATAATTACGTAACCAATATTGTGCTTAGAAACTAAAGAAGACAATTCTTCTATACTTGTGTCCAGTGCCCCTACCATTTTCTTCCATATTATTCCTGACTGTTCAGGCTCTTCTAATCCAAGCCCTTTCTGTAAAGAATAAATACGATTCCTCATAATGTCCTCATCTTCTTCCCAGTCTAAGTACAGCACATTAGTTTGGCGTGGAGTCATTCCTAAAGTTCCTATACCTCTACTAACCAATACAGCAGTCAGTGTTGCAAAGTAACTCTTACCTGAACCACCACTTGCCCACATTAAGTTAGGCACTCCTTCTCTCAGGAAAGGCTTTAATTGATATGACCTAAAAGAATAATCGTCTACTTTAGACATAACAATCTCTTCATTGCCTTCTCTGTGCTTGTCTATAATGGCATTACTTATATCATCTATAATAGAACCCCAAGGTCTATCACTGTTTGTCTTATCAGCTAGTATTTTAGCAAGGTCATCCTTTCCTTTATCGCTGAAAAAATACAATTTAGTTCTATGCTTAACTTGTACTTGCCCTTCATTAAAATCAACGCTGTAAAATATTTCTACTTCACCATTTAAATTACTAGCATTTTTTATTCCACGTGCTTTTACATGGACATTAAAATCGTCATGGTAAACATCTATTATTGTTCCTGTTTGTTCTACTCTCATCTATATAAATTTCTCCTTTCTTTTGGTGACATTTGTTTTGTTGTCGTGGGAACTGAAACTGATTTTACAGTACTAGACTCAGCATAATATACAGCTAGTTCTCCCCTCAGTTCCATAACTCGTTTCTTAAGGTTTTCTATTTCCATTAATTCTTCTTGTCTTCTTCTACTAGTTTCTCGTTCTCGTGCATACATATCACCACACCACACAGCAGACACTCTTGTATCTCCCCACTTGCATGATTGCAGTTGCCTGCAAGTTAAATCATCACAGTTCATCTTTCATCTCCTTTTTATTTCCTGATTTATCATAAGTAAATACTTTATTTTTTTTGCCATACTTTTCTTCAACTATAACTTTAACTTCAGGAAAGTTACTTATCATAAACTCTACAATCTTTGACTGCATACGAGTATGGTTTTCAGTGAAGTTTGTAAGGATAACAGTTTGCCTTGATTGGTTTTCGTATTTCTGTGCAGGAGTTAGGCTAGTTGCCCACTTATCAGTCCTGTCCCATTTAGTATTCATTTATCCTCCTTTTAATTAGTGAGTAGTTTTATGACATACTCAGGTCAATTTTTATAGCTACACTTACTGTATTTATAACCAACAAAATCGTAAGAGTATCGGGCTCTGAAAGGATGTAGTCAGTACACTGTTTCTAAACTTACCTCAAACGGCAGATGTCCATGCCTTAGTAAGTTTCAGTGTCGCAACTCTGCTACTTTAAAGTCGTAACAAATGAAAGTTAATTCAAATCTAGATGTTACACAATGTTGACTGCAAACAAGGAAAATAATTCAGAAAAACCTTAACGTTTGCATGAAGAACTTGTTGCTTCGACTGATGGTTTACTCAAACCCTTGTAGCTAGGTTTAACTATAATAGACTTAACTGTTCTGCAGGCTCTCCTGTATCCCAGTACACTATCGGTAATCCTAATTGTTTGTTGTACCCTCTATCTAGTTTAAATGCTTTGTCAACAAAGAACTCCACAGACACCAGGAATTTCTTCCCAGTATCTGTAGTTTCTACTCTAATAGTAGTAGCACCGTTTTCAACAATGCTATTTATTAGTTCAGTATCAAAGCACCACGCTTCAGGTCTCATTAGTTTGTGTTTCTTTTCACTCTTTTTAATGATTGCTACGTTGCCGTCTAAATCTCCGACAACTCTTCCATCACGTGTTCGTAATTTCATTATTCTATATCCTCTAATAATTCATCTAACTCACTAGGCACTTGCCCAGTTATAAAGTACTGCATAAACTTCTCAGCAATCTCTATGCTTTTATTAGCTGATGTTTCTATTCCCATACTTTCTACAGTTGGAACAGATAACCATGATGCACATTTAAGTGCTGACTGTCTCATGATTCTCATTTGATTCTCATCAGTTGGTCGAGCCTGTGGTGCAACTTGTGGAGTAGGGGCTAATGACTCAGCTATAGTAGGTGAAGGTTCAGCAACAGGTGGGGCTGATACAGGTGTATCTGAACTTTCCCATGCCAATACTTCCCACTGATAGTCATACATTCTGTCTCCTGTCTTGTAGCTACCATCTTTGTTCTTCTTTAAATACAACTGTTTTATCTTTACAACTGTTTCAAATGCTTGACCACTAAAGTTAGCAATTACATCAGGTGCTTCTGATTGAGGAATATACAAGTTAGATGGGTATTGGCTGTATTGCCACGTGTATCCCACTATATATTGTGGTGTCATTCCATCTCTCGACATACCATTCTGTACACTTTCTACTTTTATAAGTTCGGTTCTTGGGCTATCTGATTCTAATGTCATTTATTCTCCTTCATTTATATATGCTTCTAAGTCTGCTTCAGTAAAGTATCTGCCACGCTCTATAGCCATAGAATTAACCTGACCATACCTGACAAATCTTCTGAGTGATTCAGGGTGCACTTTAAGTTTATAGGCTGATTCTACCAATCCCATTAACTCAGTAATGTGGTCACACTTACTACACTTAATTTCTAATCTTTCAAAATCCATTTCTTCTCCTTTTATTTGTTACTGTTACTAGTAACTAGATACTATTCTTTATTTAATATAAGAAGTAAGTAACTAGTAACTAGTAACTAGGGTTACTATTATAACACAACACCAACTTTATTGGTAGAACTTAATTAGTTTAGCTAAGTTAACGTTGCCATTTGGTTTTGTAATTCTTTTCCAATCGTCATTGTTGGCATCAATTATGTAGCCTTCTTTAGATGATGTGTTGACCCAGTATTTTCTGTCCTTGACCACCACATAAAAGCCTGCTGAACTTCTAAGCAATCTTCTAATTTTACTCTCTGTTCTCTTTATAACTTTATTAGATTTACTTAGCAGTTCTACTTCTTCAGGTGCTACCCAATGAGCCTTGCATTTTAAATTAGCGTATTCATTTTTGCTACAGTATCTGCCGTTGCGTAATTTTTCTATACATTTCCATTTACTTTTTCTCATAATAATCCTTTAGGTTAGGGTCGTTTTCCATAGTATTTATATGTTCTTTCCACTCTTCGTACTCTTGTTCTGTAACATAGTCAGGTTCTTGGTCAAAAAAGTGTTCATCTAGTAGGTCGCTTTCTA